AATTGAATATGGACAGAGATATTATTATTTTAAGAAATGCAGTGCCAACAGAAATTTGTAAATTCACTGCAATAGAATATGATATTTTTGAACAGGGATATAAGGCATTATATCCAAATAGTGATCCTTCTGATATGTGCAACCATAGTTTTGCTAGATATGCGCCATTACCGTTTGAGACACTGTCTGTATATTTGTTATCTTTAATAGAAAAAGAAACAAATTTAAAACTATTTCCAACTTATTCTTACGCAAGAATATATTACACGGGATCTGAACTGTCTAAGCATAAAGATAGACAAAGTTCTGAAATTACAGTTTCTGTCTGTATAGAAAAAGATATCACAGATTGGCCTTTATATATTGAAACCGATACCGGAACACGTTATGATGTAAATTTAAATCAAGGTGATCTGGTAATTTACAGCGGTAGAAAACATTATCATTGGAGGGAACCGTTCTCGGGAACTAGACAAACCCAGGCATTTTTACAATATGTAAATGCCAACGGAGATTCAAACTGGCTTAAATGGGACACTAGACCTGCACTAGGTCTTCCGTTTGAATTTGTAGACCCTCGAGTGCAAAACGAGATCAAAAGAAAACCAGTGTAAGAGACATCCTCAAAACACTGGTTTATAATATTAGCTTGGGTTTTCTACTTTCATTGGGCCAGCGACTGTTCTTCCGGCTCCGTGACGCTCTTCGAATATTTTCTGAGCTTCTTCTCTACTTTTAGCTTCGCAGAAATCTTCTTCAACAGCTAAAGTTCCTGGCGGTTCTGCTTTTCTTAAAATCATTTTATAGGTAGGCATGTTTATCTCCTTACAGTATATATTTATGCTGTCCTTTGGATCCACTCGTCAATCGTCCAAAACGGAGCGACAAGGTCCCTATAACGGGCTTCATTGATATTTAGCACTTTTTCTCCTATCGGCAGTGCTTTTTTATGTATATTTGCTAATGTTTTATGATCAAAAATCTCAAGGCCCTGTAAAACCATTAACCATGCAGTAGGACTATAACCGTATAACCAAGGCTCACCACTTATCCCAGCAAAATATTCCGACCATTGCTTTAATTTATCTTTTAAGGTATCTGGAATTCTAAATTCGTCGTTTCCGTGGCTCTTCCAAAATTCTGTGTCTCTGCGATGACCCCTATAATGTAGGGCTAAGAAATCTTTAATGTCTTCGGTTATATTCCATACACGTAAATTAAATCTTTCAATACGCTCTCTTCTTAAGAAATCAGTATAAGGTTTCCAATGGTCTTGCAAACAGTATAAACTTTCAATGATTACAGCTATACCGTTAGCTTCTAGCGGTTCTAAAAATCCTGTGCTTAGACCAATACCTATTACATTGTTCTTCCATGCTTCTCTCATCATCCCGGGGGTAAATTGAAAGTTGGCTATAGGTTCGATATGTTGCCCGAACGATTCTCTAGCTTCATCTAGTGCTTGATCTAGAGTTAAATGATCGGGGTCATAGATATAACCATTACCGGATCTGTGTCTTAGATTGATATTCCACGACCAACCATATTTCATTGCAGTGGCATTAGTAGTCACGCAATAACAAGGTTTATCCCACCACGCTACTACTGCCCTGGCTGGAAAATAATCTGTATAATCGACTATCTTTTCTTCTAGAACTTTTCCCAATAACAATCTAGCAAATCCTGAGCAATCAAAGAACCAATCAGCAGATAAATCTATTCCTTCTTCTAAATGAATGGTCTCTATATCGCCGGTTTCTTTTTGGGTTGCATGTGTGTATACTCCTTCGACTAATTTGATTTCTCGATCTAATGCTATCTTTTTAAAATATGCAGCAGCACCACGACTTTCAAAATGCCACATAGGCACACAGGGAAGATCTGATTCCGATCCAAAAGGAACTTTTTGATTTTTTATAAATTGTGTGGCATAAAATGCTCTAGATAATGGTATATTATTTGCGATTATGGTTTTTAAATATAAATCTTTCGACTGTTCGTTGTTTAGTATAGAATATAATGAACCAATGTTCAATTCTTCTTCAGGCGCTGATCTTACATAATCTTCCCAACCATCTAACCATGGTGCATAATCAGTCTGGAGAGCATGGATAAATTCTGTGCCAACTCCATTCCAATTTTTAAAATAACCTCCAACTTTAGGAGTAGCGTTTACATTTTTAATAAAATCAGTTACATCTATTTTTAAATTTTTTAACAGGCTAACGAATGTAGTGGTCCCGCTTTCACCGGCGATAATTGGTGGTTGTTTAGGATTTTCCACAACTGTGATATCTACATTAGAAAAATGTCTGTCAACGAATAGAGCAGTTAGCCACCCTGCTGTGCCTCCTCCTAAGATAACAGCTTTAGAATTTATATTGGATTTCACTGTGTCTTTCCTTTAATCGATTGAGTGCCTGTCTATGAGAAAATACTTCAACATCTTTAATTTCAATTTCTTTGGCATATTCTATATTTTCTACGGATAGGTTAGTGTATCGTTGCATATGCTGATCATATTTTTCTTTAATCGATTGATGATCAAACATTCTTAACCCATGCATAACCTGTGCATAATTTAAATGACTGAACAGTATTAGTGGTGTATTAAAATAAAATACATTAGGGAATGATTTTTTAAAATAGTCTAAATATTCTCTATTGAAATCAGTTTTAATGATTTCGTTCTTACACCAACGCCAGAACTCTGTGTCATTGCGTTCAGTGAAATAATGCAGTTGTATAAAGTCCACTATATTCGATGCTATCACTGACATCTGATCATTATATTTTTTAGCAGTAAATTCCTCACCTTTGCTATAAAAAAATAATGCAGGAGTCATTAGAAAACATTGTTGAATGGTAGTTCCTATACTACTGGCTTCTAATGGTTCTACAAATATTCCGCTGAGGCCAATTTGAATGCAATTTTTAATCCAAAATTCTTTGACATAGCCAGCACCGAATTTTACTTTACGACCGATTTTAAGTTCGTCTTTAATATTCAGATTATTTTTATAATGTTGACTAACTTCGTCGTAGGCTTTGGTCTCATCTATGAAATGATCACAGAACACATAACCATTTCCATATCTTTCCTGTGTAGGAATTCTCCATACCCAGCCACTGCCTAATGCTGTGGCTTCTGTATAACTAGGAATATCTTCAGTATATCCTGTGGGAAATGCGATAGCAGAATTCATCGGTAATTGTTTTGTGCAATCAATCCACTGTGTTTTTAATGCATTTCCAATAATTCTTCTAAATCCGCTGCAATCAATATAAAAATCGTAAGCATGGATATTATTCTGTTTATCTTTTAACTCTTTTACATGACCGTGATCGTCTAAAATCACTTGTTCTATTTCTGTATCAACAAAATCGATATTTCTTTCTCGACATTTTTTGTGTAAAAAATCGTTGAGTTTAAAAGTGTCAAAATGATACTGTGCTAAAATGTCATGTAACGGTTCCACGTGATGACTAGTCTGGCTCAATGCCCAAGAAGTATCTTTTGGAGGAATATTTTCACCAGCCATATAGATCCAAGTGACTGGCAATCCGCTTTCTTTAGAGTGAAATCCGAATTGTTCGCTAAGGCTATGAAAGTAGTTTGAGCCGTCGCCGTGCCAATTGGTAAATTTAATACCTATCTTGTAGGTGGCTCCGCACTCTCTTACAAGTTCGGGAACAGAAATTCCTACATGATCGATAAATTTTTTCCAGTGTTCTGTAGATCCTTCCCCAACTCCTATGATTCCTATTTGACTAGATTCTATAACTGTGATTTTTAATTCTGGCCAGGCATGGCGAGACATCAAAGCTGCTATTAAACCACTAGTGCCGCCACCTACTATACACAATGAATCGATCATAATTTGTATCCTAACTCTATCTTACTCATTTTTTTAACAAGATTTACAGCTTCTCTACAGGTCATCCAGCCTGCAGTAGGCTGTTGTTCTATTTGTGATACCATACGCTCGTCATCTGCTCTAAAATGTGCATATCGCTGATCATATAACTTCTTGATGCTAGCAGTATCAAACATTCTTAGTCCGTGCATGACCTGTATCCAGTTTAGACAATCATAAATTCTAAAATTGCTCATTAGACCGTCTTCTGGTAGCAGAGTCTGATTGACAAAATTCTTTTTAAAATTTTCTAAATTTTCTTTGTTGAAATCGGTCATAGTTATTTCGTTTTTACACCAACGCCAGAACTCTGTGTCATTGCGTTCAGTAAAATAATGCAGTTGTATAAAATCAAGGATATTATACATCATATCATCAACTAATCTATTGTATTCTTTGATAGTGCCAGTGTCTGACCTGCTCCAGTTCCAAATAGATCCTGTTAACATCTGTAATTGTTTGATAGTTGTAGAAATACTAGATGCTTCTAGTGGTTCTACAAAGTTACTGCTGAGTCCTATACTGACACAGTTCTTAATCCACGCACGATTTACTTTACCCGACACATAGTTAATCTTACGACCTACATGTATAGTATCTTTAAAATGTTTTTGTATTTCATCTAGGGCTTGTTGTTCTGTGATAAAGTTGTCACTGAACACGTAACCGTTGCCAAATCTATCCTGCACAGGACTGCGCCAGTGCCAACCTGCATCCATTGCCTTGGCTAGCGTATATGGCGGAATCTTTTCTTCGTAGGCCGTTTGAAAAGCGATAGCGGAATTTAACGGAAGATACTTCGTCCAATCAACCCACTCAGCTCCTAACTTAGATGCTACAACTCTTTTGAATCCACTGCTGTCAATGAAAAAATCTGCAGAATATCGCTGCCCTTGATCATCAACAATGGCGTCAACAAATCCCTCAGAGTCTAAAATTGGTCCTACTATTTCAGCATCTACAATTTCTATTGCCAACGAACGACATTTCTTTTCTAAGAAAGCATTTAGTTTTTCACTGTCAAAGTGAAATTGATAATAGTCAGTAAGCGGCTCACGAACATAGCCCTGCATAGGGAGGTCCCAATGTAGTTTATCGCTAGGAACACTGTTGGCTATCATGCCCATCATAGTGTAAGGAGCACCAGAATAACGGTCCATCCATATTAGAAATTCTGGCAGACTGTGAAAATAACTGGTGCCGTCGCCGTGCCAGTTTTCAAATTTGATTCCTATCTTGATAGTGGCACCGCATTCGTTAATAAGGTCTACGATACTGATACCAACTGCCTGTGCAAATCTAGTCCAGTGTTCTGTAGATCCTTCTCCGACCCCAATAGTGCCTATCTTTTTAGATTTTATCAGTTTTATCTTTAATTTAGGCAGTGCAGTTTTTAAATATAATGCTGCCATCAATCCAGCATTGCCCCCACCTAATACTATAACATCATTAATCATTTATAATCCTTAGAGTCGTTTTAGAATCTGTAGCCAAGTTATGATTGATTTTTCCGTTAGGCAGACAATTGAAACTGATAATGTATCTGTGGGTATCACCGTAGTGGGGCAAACTGCTGTGATACATCCAACTAGGAAATATTACTAGTTTTCCCGGCTCTGCATTAGAATTATAGAAAGGATGATAATCGAACCTTAACACTTCTAACTGCGCCTGCGTCCTATGTATTACAGGATCTTCAAACACTGTGGGAGATCCATTTGACAAATAATATACAGCACTGAGTAGACTCATCGAATGCCTATGGACATTTTGATACATTGCATAATCAGATAATGCCACATTAAACCAACTGTTAGTAATCTCTAAACTATCACAATCATATTTCATATATGATTTTACTGATTCTAAACACTGATCAAACCAAGAAAACAATTCTTTAAATTCGTCGTGCTTTCGTAGATCCACTAACATACTTAATGTAGAAGTTTTTTTAATTTCTAAATTATCAAGACTGTCTAGATAAGAAATCAATTTCCGATTATTGACAGTATCATTTTTAAAAACAAACAGTTCGGTAGGAAATAAGTTTAGAACTTCCATCAAAATTCTACCCACCCAGTTAATAGATACTTTTCTCCGCTCAACGGGGGATTTCCTCTATGAGCATGTGTAAATCCTGCTGGCCAAATCACTAGATTTCCTTGTATAGCAGGAATCCTAATTCCCTGATATAAAAATTCGGTTTCTCCGCCTTCTTCTATGGTGTTAAGATACAGTCCCCAAGCGCAGATGCGGCCTGCACGTTCTAGACTATCT